AGTTGGTCATCTGGCAGCAACCACCAAAGTCCGTCGATATTTGGTCGATAGGTATGAATTAAGGTATTACTTTTTACTGCAACAATTGAATCAAGCATTATGTATATTCTCTTGTTTCAGTACCATGATAAGCAATCAATTTATCAGGCCATATAAAATCAACCGGGGGAGTTACTGTTTTTACATAGGTTACGCCTTTGTAAACCATTGGCAACCATCCACCAGACGGAAGTTGTACAAATGTCACGCCCCAGTCCGAAGGTTTCAAAAGATTGTAATTTGTAACTGTTGTCAGACTATCAAATTTATAGCCTGCAAATACAAGCACTCCACTCGTGTTATACATGGATGCGGATGGACGCTCCCCTATGGATTTTGTAACTTCATACATAAAATTTTCTCCTATGGGCGGAGGAACGACCTCGCCCGATTGCATGATTACTCCCAAAACATTTGGAAGTCGTTCAAGTGGCTTGTCATAAGGATAATTAGGCAAGCTAGCTTTACTATCTGCACCACACGTTATGCCAATCACCTTAATAATTCCATTATCATTAACTGCTTTTGCCGTTGATGCGCCACCATCAAACATGACGGCTTGATAGCATCCCAACTTGAGCAAAAGCGCAGCAGTATCATGGAAATTCAATCCTTCATTACTCCAGTGATCTCCACCATCCACTGTGAGAAAATAGACAAGACTTTGATCCTCATTCCAACCGATTGCCGTCCTTGCTCTTATATCTGTAAGCGATTTATCTATATATGGAATTACACCATTCTTTATCAACCAATTTTGAACAGATGCGGCATTCCATAAGTTAGCGGGTCTGGTGATAGAAAAATGATTCTCTCTGCTTATCCATATATTTTCTGTGGTATTTACTGATCCATAAGGTTTTCCCTCACTGGCATTGTATCCAGTAGTAACGAGTGGAGGACTTGTCCAACCGTCAAGATTTATGGCAAAATGCAATCCAAATCTTTCCATGAATTGAGGAATCCAGTCACGATCTATTGGATTCGGAGTGACAAAAAACTTCTTTACTTTTGCTGTTTCAATGACAGTTAAATTATAGATTGTTTTGCCGTGAGCTGTCTGCATTTCATACATTTTTTCGGTTGCCCCATCATAGTATGTATGCGATGATAAAAGCACGTCATCAACTGGCAGATCACTCGTTGGTTTCTCATTGGCAAACGCCTTCAATTCGTCCAACGTGCCATACCATATATTTACATCCATGCGTTTAGAACATCCCGGTAAAATTATTCTGTCTCCCGTGAATTGCCACATTCCCAAAATACCAGGAACTTTATTTAAATTAGAGGGTTTGTTATAACCAGTTAATCGCGTTCTTAGCATATCCCATGTAATTGATTCGTAATTGTAAAATACGAGAGGATAACTTGCCCACCAATACTCAGTATCCAACGGCCATGACGAAAGATATTCCAAAAACCATTCCCCCGTGTAAATCATGCAATTCCATTTTCTTTTTGCCAACATGTAAAAATTTCTAAATTCAGCAGCATAATTAGCGGGCGAATATCCGTTATAAACAACCTCTACATCCACCATAACCGCGCGGCACTCATCAGGAATATGGCTAACTAACCAATTGTAATTTTCTGTTCCATTGCGCCAGGGGTTATAAACAAAATAAACAATTCGCACGGGTAATACTTTTGCTTGCGCCCATTGCACAATAAAATTATCATCCATGTGATGACCGCCACTAATATCATTCAGCCGCACTATCATGCCACTTACGCCATTTGCAAGCAAAACATTTTCGTCAATTTCTCCACCCGATTCCCATGTATCAATCAACAAAACAGGGTCATTCATAATTTACTATGCTCCCAAATTTACAGGGTCACTAAAAAAATCTTTTGGTTGTTCTTCCGTAACCATTGCAATATATTTGCGTGCGATCTCTTCTGTCTCGCCCTTTACCACCATGCGATATTCAACCTTTGACATTAGTCCCGATCCAACTTCTTGCAAACTATTGGCAAGCAAAACGTCATGGTCTGACACAACGCTGTCGTCAAAGTAAAACACCGCATCATATTTGCCCTTTGGCGCAAGATTGTTCAGTGTTGCCCAAACGTCCATTGCATAGAGCAATTGATTCAATGTGTCTTCTAATGCATTTTGTGTGTCTGTGATGGTTGCATAAGTGCGTTGCTTATTTGCCTTGATTTCTGTTGCTGTCAACGCCACTATGTTGGGGTCTGAAATAGTTCCTGCCGCAAGTCCACATGTAAATTCAATCTGTTTGAGAATTGCATTAAGTCCATTGAGAATTTCTACTCCTCGCAATGTTGGAGACCATTCATCAAACAAATTGCCATTAGCACCAATATTTGATGTACTATTCAAAGTCCGATACAGCCGTTTAATAGGCAAAATTGGTTTTCCATCTGCGTCTTTTCCAAATGCCTGCGTATCGGTATAAAGCGCGCGTTTGCCACTGTCAAACTCCCATAATAAATTACTCCATTGCTCATCTGCCTGTTGGATTAACTCAGTAGCGCGGGCATAGCATGACATGCCAAGCGGGGAGGTTGGATCAATGCTATTAGCCAGCGGGAATTTGAAATATGCAAACAACGGACGATCAATACCCGTAATTGTTGCTTCGGGTTGTAAGTCTGCCCATGCCGGCACATCTGCAAGAGAGCAAGCATTACCGAGTGTATTTTGTGTTTGACTTTTGAATGCGTTGTTAGTTATCCTATATCCGGCGTCGGTCATTGCATGAGATTCAAGCCGCGTATAGTAATTTTGTCCAATCACTTTTGTGTCTGCAAACACACAGGCCGTCATTCCGTTTTCGTCAAATGCAACCGGGTAAAATTGATCCGCTTGCACAAAGTCAACTATAATTTTGTCGCCTTTTGGATATGGCTTCATCATTAATCCACCCTTTGCCGCTCCAAATTCTACTTTTTGCCGAATATCCTTTAGCGCATTTACCATCTGCAAATACAAATAGTCAGCACGCGGGGAGCCTGATATTTCGCACTCCATTTCGATGGTAACGGCGCGAGATATTTCAGAAGCGATGGCAGCGGGTAATTGCAATGACTTTACATCGGTATTTAGCCATGATGCCTGATTTTGATACATCAATGACCACAATTGCAACGCCTCAACCATTGGCGTGCTAATGGCAATATTTATATTTAACGCTTGTTTTACACTCGTTGTAGATAGCATTTTGTTTATTTGCTCCCGTATCCATTGAAGGATTTTTTGAAACATGATTTACCTCTTAAGCATCCGCAATTAACACCATGATAATTGACGCATCACATCTATTTGTATTTGCCGCTGTACCACCTGCCAGTACCGATACTTTCCAATCCGCGCCTGCGGGAAGTTTTTGAAACGATAAATTATCGTGGCTGTCCGTTCCCGCGCCCACATAATCATTATCTAGAAAATGATAAACAGTCGATAAACTTCTGTCTAATGTATTGACTGTACCCCTTAATCTCATATCCATCGGGTTGCCAATTGCGTGGGTAGTCCAGGAATGCAAATAGGCCGTATAACCAGCAGGAACACGCCCACGCCCTGACAGTGATTTATTTCCGCCCGCCGTGATCTGCTCCACTTCCACTGTACCGCCATTGATACGTAAACGAATATTGCCCGCTGCTACCTTCCCACTACCAACTGATGTGACCTCCATCCATAGCACAGCATTCACACCAGTTAAGACAGCAGTAACTAAGGTAGTGCCATTTAGAATAATATTCGCGCTTTCAGTCAGAGTATTATTCGAGTCAAGATAAACAACTTTGACAGTTCCCACCCCCGTACCCTGCGGGTTTCCATCATCCGCCGCGCTTGATGAAATAATATCAAGCGTTGAATTGGAAAGCTCAGGATAATCGGCAACGGAATTGTCAAACTCTTTTACATCGTTCAATATGGAAGTGGAAGTGAAGCCCGCCCTACGCGCCATAAGCTGCCAAACCATTGCCACATGCCCCGCCCAAAATCCAGATAATTGAATCGGCTCTATCATTGATTCCGAAACAACAATAGGCAAAGTCGTTACCTCGACTCTTACCGGATTGTCAGTATCATGTGCAAAGCCGTCTTTGTCATATAAAGATACTTCTTGTGTTTGTATGCCATTGGCATTGGCGTCTGTCATTATTGACCTCCGCATAAATCAGACAATCGAATCCACTGCGCAGGTGCAATCATTACCCAAGACCTGTCAGCACCATGAGATTGTTCACGAAGACGAACGATAGTACCGGTACTCAGTAGGTATAGAGGAATAAATCCATCATGTGGATTGCCATAAACAGGCACATTGTCACCACAAATCACACCCTCGCGCGCGAGGGTATTACCCATGATCACATCATCTTCAACTGTGATGATGGACAAACCACCCCCATGCAACGGATAGCTACCCGGCAATGGATAGACATAAATAATGAACATCAACAGATATATAAAAAGTTTTTTCATTACTGGCCTCTCACACGCCAAACAAGATTTAAAGCATAGCGAATGGAATCTATGCTATGGTTGTCACGATCTGGATACTCGGAAATATATTCTTCTTGTGAATTTTTCTCATATTCATAATTGCTAAATTCTTCCTGCGTATACGGACATCGTTTCGGGTCAATAATGATAGATGTTAAATTTTCCAGCCAACGCAATGAATACTTAAGGCTTCCAGCGGGTTTTTCACTTCCTCTAGCGGTTGCGCCATATTTTTTAAAATCACCAATTGCTTTAGGTTCTGCAGAATCACAAATCAATAAATCTGAATCGTTGTAACCATATTTTTTTATCTCTTTATATAAATCTTCATTACTTGATTTCCATTTTCTGACCTCACCAAAAATATACAACACTCTTTGAGCCGCATTGAAATAACATTTTGAAT